ATGATGGCTCATATTTTATTCTCCTTTTCCATTGGAAACATAACTTCTCCACATTCCATACATTTAGTCTGTGGTTTTGGGTGGATGCTATGATACTCCAAAACATCCACACCATACTCTAGCATCCATGAGATGCGGTTAGTGCGTACCCATCCTAATTCAAAGATGTCAGCACTACCACACTCACTACAAATAAATTTACTCATGCAGTTTTCTTGGACTTACCTCTGCCATTACGTGCAAGAGTACGCAGATTGGTAATAGTAAACTCACCAACTTCGATACCAATTGTATCTCTCTTCTTACGTCTTACGGCTTTGCCAAGCTCTCTGTGCATGTTCTCAAGCACAATACCTGCAACAGCTTGTGTAGTGTACTGCAAGTAACCGCCAACCTCTTCTTTAGCTTGACGTGATGCATCTAGTACGATGTCATATAGCTTGCCACGTCCTAGCTTAACACCGTGATATTCAGCATATAGTCTTTCGACTTTAGCCAACTTATCTTCTATCTGTGGTGATGCAAGCACCTGACCTGTTTTACCTGTTGAACGCTTGTGAAAAGTAATAGTTTGTATAGTCATAATAATTCTCCTTTCAAGAGATTGGTTAAAGTGTCCAAGGTTGGACGGTTATATTGCCCAAACAATTGGGCGGTCATCATACGTACCCATTGTAATTGTGGGTGACGTGTGAATTGGTTTGTTCTCACGCATGAATGTGTCGTTTTTGTATGGGTTGTATTTAACTTGTTTGCCACCGCAAACTTCCCATGCGTTTTTAAAACGTCTATCTGAATAGAATGTGCCTGTGACAAAAGCATGAACATTTTTTCTGCCTTCACGTCTAGCACGTTCTTGTCCTGATTTACTAATGGTAAGCCTACAATCCTGCAATGCAATAGCAGGTAAATGAGCTATGACAAGTCTAGTCTTAGCATCTTGTATTGAATACTTTTTCTTGTGTAAATTCCAATATACACGAACTCTCATTCCATTTTTAAGCATAGTATCGTTCCTCACCTAGACGTTGTAGTTTCTGTTTTGCTTTACGCATAGCTTGACGCTCACGTTTCCATTCATCACGTCTTGACTTTCTTGGTTTAGTCTTTAGTGATTTCATTTTCTCTAATCGTATCTGCATAATTCTTATCCTTCTTTCGATTATACTTTTTCTTGTTTGGCACTACCTGTTGCCGTCTACGGCTCAATGCCATTGCTTTAGCAACAGGATTAACAGGTCTTACTACCATTGTCAAGTCTCCATTGAAAGTGTCCAAGGTTGGACAGTTTAACTATATCTAAGTGAATAATACACTTTCACTAATGTTCAAGTGTATTTTCACATAAGATATATGTAAGGGTTAAGCCATTGCAACTGCATCAGCTTTTTTCTTGCCATTGCCATGTGCTGGAAAACCAACGATTGCATCACGTAACCTAGCACATAATCCGCAAGTCTCACACGATACATCATCTTTAACAACAGCAGGACAAACCACAACTTTTCTACCTTTAGGTGTAGTCGTGTTAGTCATTTGAGTTGACGGTAAAACGGTTGTTACAGGTGCAATTCCTGTATCATATAACTCATCTGCATGAGCAAGATTATTGCCAGATAAGTTGACAACAAACCCATCACCTACCATTTGCTCAATCACGTTGGCATTATGCTTGTCATTGATAACGTCATAATGGGTGTATGTCCATCCACGTTTGCCCTTGTTGGCTTGTGATAACTGAAAATTAGCTTTAGCATCAAGTCGCTTGCCATTACCTGCCAAGTCACCTGCTTGGTTATGTCTCCACAATGTGTTTGCTTTTAAGTTGGCAATCTTACCAACAAAAACTTCCCATGTATCACCACGATTGCCATCAGTCACTTTCTTCCAATGCATAGCGAGTGGACCTGCATTTGCGTAGCATCCACCTTCGTTTGCATGGTTGAATGGGCATACATCAGGACAAGTGCTTGCAGTCGTAGTCGATACAGGTATCCTACCCACTTTTTTGTTGTTGGATTTTAAGACTAAATGAGCGTTGTAATTTTGCATTTTAAACTCCGTCAAAAGGTTGAAAGATGCTAGGCTTTTTACGTGGTCGCATCACTGCCTACATACTGCCTAGACTTTTACAGTATGCCCCCATGTCACCTTGCTTGGCATAGCTTTCAATTTACATGGGGCAAACCTACTCACACTTTTTATGCCATTAGATTTTCGCTACATTTTTAACTCCATTGAAAGTGTCCAACCTTGGACGGTTATATTTTTGGGAAGTCAATCTCTTTTATTGTAAAAGCTTCCCATACATTTGACGTATCATCATCTCTTACGATAGCGGTTGTGTCTTCGTCAATACGAGAGATGATAGCGTGATGTTCCCATCTATCAAAAGCATTTTCCCAAGATTCGTCCATTTGTCCATCTCGAAAATCGATTGCTTGCTCGATAGTCGGCATAGTACCTATACATTCCCAATCGTGAAATGCAAATTTGAATACTGCAAACATTTTAAACTCCATTGAAAGTGTCCAACCTTGGACAGTTTAAGTTTATCTAAGTGTAAATAAACACTATCACTAAACGTTCTAGTGTTTTTTACACGTAAGATATACTAAGCGTTTTTAAGCAAGTCAAGAATTTTTCTCCAATTCTTCTCGTCCAACTTACGTTGATACTCATCTGCCATTGCTTTAGCTTGCCCTGTTTGATAGCAAAAATACTCCGTATTTTCACGGTCAGGCATAATGACTTCGTTGTATCCGTAGTCATGTCTTTTCCAAGAGGAAACAACACGCTTGGCATTGAAATTGCGTATGAATTTTGTGCATTTTGGGTTACGCTTAGTCATGTGAAATACTCCGAATATGGGTTAAAAGTGTCCAACATTGGACAGTTAGTGAGAAAGTAGCTTTACGCTACTTCCTCTTGAGGTGTTTCATTTGACGCATTGAACAACTTTAGTTGTAACGCCTCAAACAATTCGTTAGTCGAGACTTCGTTTTTATCCATTGCTTTAAGCAATTCCTCGACCAACTGCTCCGCAGTTTTAGGTTGTTTAGGCTCAACATCTTTTGTGAGTTTATTAAACTCACCGATTAAAGTTGTCACACTGCTAAATCTTTTAGATTTAACCAACTCAACCATAGTTGGATGTTCCCAAGACTTAGCCAAGTCTTCCGCATCCTTGCGTCTTCTACGGTCAATGCTTGCCAAATTGAACTTTTTCAAAGTTTTAGTTGGTATCTGCTTTTGTTCGGCAGTCAACTTACTACGTAAAAAAGCTAACATTTTGCCGACCACTAAGTGGTGCGACTCGATTTCCTTGCGGTCACGGTTTGTGATACGTCTGTCTTGCTTGGCAAGAGTTAAGCCAAATTCTGCTAATTGAACTTCGTTCATGTCGATAAAGTTTGTCATGGTAAATACTCCGTATTTAAAGTTGAAATTGAGCAACTTGTTGTTGCAAAACCATCCTAACACCAAACCGAAACGAGAAACAAGCTAAAACTGTGCGTGATTTCTCCTGCGCATAATGCCCGTGGAAACAGGCGTGAAGTTTTGGGGGATGTGTTGTGTGTGATTTGCGCTGTGCGTGAGCATGAGAAAAACCGTCCAACCTTGGACACTTTCCAAAGGATGCATGGTCTAAGCAAAACTCTAGGATTTTCAATGTTTCTGCTTCACAATGTCTGGAATAATGGCAACTGATACCATAACAGTTATCACATTGCCTTGAAATTGGCAGAAATACTAGGGTTTTCCTCGCATATTACCTGCATATCAGGCATAATATGCACATAACCTGCTCATATCTGCCTAACATAGGCACATGAGGCACACATGACACGGGTACATGCATGCGCCACACGGGGGTAGTGCGTATATGTGCATGGATAAATACACAGATTAGGTAAATTAAGTGTTAACCACAACTACAACTGATACTTTTGTACTCACTATTATAGAATATTTTCCTATTTTATATGTAAATAGAGAAAAACTTTACCTATTCGTTATTTGGGGGCTTGACACTTCCTGTAAAATCAGGTATAATTATAACAGTTAAACTGAAACAGTTAACTATTCCTTAAATAATTCCTTTGCCAATAACATTTTAACTGTAATCACTTAAATGAATAAAGAATTAAAGTGTTTTTCCTGTATCTATAATAAAAAAGGTACTCTCGTGCAGCTCTGTGGCTTGTGTGAAGCTAAAGCTATAGCAGAAAGAGTGCGTTGGTGGCAAAAGGGAAAAGAAGAATTACAGAAAAGAGTTGACAATGGCTAAAAAATCTGTAAAACTATATACAGATGATGTACTTTCAGCTTTCTATGAAGCTATTCGTACTAATAAACTTGACCGCCTACATATTCCCCATAGTGATGTGTTCTATGTACGACAGGCAGTTGAATCACACTATGGAAAAAGGTTCTCATTGAAGCATGTAGAAGATGCTATGAGAGCAGAAGGGTGGACAGATTAATGTTTACAACATTTGTAATGGCTTGTTCTATGTTAACAGGTCACTGTATTATTGCTGAAGATGATTGGGGTCCGTATTTTACAGAAGTACAATGCGAACAACGTGCTTCTATGATGGTTCAAGATATATCAGAAGCATTAGGTACTCCACATACGTATTCTTTTAAATGTGAGGAACAAAAAGGGGTATAGTTATGGCAGACAACATGCCAAAACGAAATAAGAAAAACTTTCGTCCTACTAAAAAGGGCGCAGGTATGACTGAGGCTGGGGTAAAAGCCTACAGAAGAAAAAACCCCGGAAGTAAATTACAAACTGCTGTAACAGGCAAAGTAAAGAAAGGTAGCAAAGATGCAAAAAGACGTAAATCTTTTTGTGCTAGGTCTGCTGGACAAATGAAAAAGTTTCCCAAAGCGGCTAATGACCCTAACAGTCGTTTACGTCAGGCACGTAGAAGATGGAAGTGTTAATTAATAGGAGAATATAATGTCAAAGAAAAAGAAAGTACCTGTTATCGCAGTTAGTGTAGGTATGATGCCTAAAGGAAAAGCAAAAATGGCTGATGGTGGTATGGCATATGGTAAGAAGCATATGTATTCAGCAGGTGGTGAGGTTAAAGAAATGAACCCGGGACTAAAAGCATTAGCTAAAGAAAGACCTGATGTAGTTAAGAAAATTTTAGGTAAGAAATAGTGCCATTAAAAAAAGGTAAAAGTCAAAAAACAATAAGTTCTAATATTCGTAAATTAAAAAACGAAGGTAGACCACAACAACAAGCAGTTGCAATAGCACTATCAAAAGCTGGAAAGACAAATGCGAAGAATACCAAGAAAAAAAGGTCAACCAGCTAAAAGTAAAAAGCATAGTGACCTGTACACAGATGAAGACCCAAAGGGTACAATTCATGGCTTAAAGTTTGCTACGGTAAAAGATGCACAGGCATCTGTACGTAAAATAAAATCATCTAGCAGAAGTCATAATCATAAAACACAAGCGGCTATCGCTATGGAGCAACGAGCTAAAGCGGCTGGAAAAACGGGTGCGGCTGGTGTGTATAGAAGATTTATAGAACAACAAAAGAATAAAACACGTGCATCCAATAGAAGCTGACATACGTAAGTGGTCACATGACTTTCTTGAAATACCTAGTGTAAAACTAAATGGACTACCACCATGCCCTTACGCAGCGAAAGCGTGGGCAGATAATAAGGTAGTCTTTAGTATTAATACAGGATTAGAAGGTTTAACAGAAGAAATAAAAAAGTTTGGAACACATGATTATGATATAGTTGTGTGGGCTGAAGAAGAGATGCCAAGCATTGAATATCTTGATGGTTGGTGTGATGGAGTTAATGAAGCATTAAGCATAGCAGGTATAGATATACATGTGATGATATTTCATCCTGACTATGATGCAAGTGATGCTGGACTTGACTTTTTAGAAGATAATGGTATAACTAATAGTGAATTAGAATACTGTATGGTCTTTGTGCAACGTCTGTCTATATTAGATGATGCGGCACTGAGTTTAGAAAAATCAAAATATTATGAACATTTTCCTGAAGAAGTGTTTGAATCATTAGTACTAGAAAGACGGAGATTAAGAAATGGCTGATAAAAACAAAAATAAAAAAGACGAGCTTCTAGCAATGGCTAGAAAAATGGGCATCAGCATAAAAGAAATGCGTGAGATGCTAGGTTTAACAAACGTAGACAAAGAAGGTATACGTAAACATAGGATGGGTGGTATGGTTAAAAAGAAAATGCGTGGTGGCGGCATGATGAAAGTTGCTAAAAAGAAAATGCGTGGCGGTGGAATGATGAAAGTCGCTAAAAAGAAAATGATGCGTGGTGGTGTAGCTAAGAAAAAATAATGGCTAAACAATTTGCTAATGCGTTTATAAAGAAGAAACGTATACGTAGACCGGGAAAACACAAGAAAAATGTTAATAAAGCTAATAAGCCTAAAAACTTTTTTGGTTAATGGGATAATATCATGCCGTCTTTAGATACCGTTAAATTTAAAAATGATGTTGTGCCATTAGATACTAATCCAACAACAATATATACCGTTCCTGCAAATTACGTAGCTGTTATAAAACTTTTAGCATTTACCAATATATCAAATGTGGCTGATAGAACTTTTGATATAACCTATACAGCAAGTGGGGGTTCTCCTCAACAGCTAATAGATGCATATAGTGTAACTCAATCTGCAAACATTGCTTACATATTCGATGATGGTAAACCTTTTTTTATGAGTGAAGGTGACGTACTAAAAGGAACTGGTAGCAATGCTAACGATATTATAGCTTTGTTTGCAGCAGAGGAATATTTTGACCCAGCGAGATAAACGATGACAAAACATAAATCTAAAGTAAACCAAGCAGGTAATTACACAAAACCTGCAATGCGTAAACGGCAGTTCCAACGTATCAAAGCTGGAACAAAAGGTGGTAAGGCAGGTCAATGGTCTGCTCGTAAAGCACAGATGCTTGCAAAAGCATATAAGAAAGCAGGTGGCGGTTATAAATAAAATGCTACACGTGAGAGGAGAGACACATGTTAGCAGAACTAGCCGCAGCAAATGCGGCATTTGCCGTTATAAAGCAAACCCTGAAAAACGGAAAAGAGATTGTTGATGCAGGAGACAGTATCTTTAAGTTCGTAGAAGCTAAAGAGGATTTGCGGCATAAAGGTGAAAAGAAAAGAAATAGTTTTTGGGGTGATAAAGGTGGGTCAGAACTAGAAGAGTTTATGGCACTTGAAAAGATTCGTGAAGAAGAAGAGTGGATACGAGAATATATGATATGGGCTGGTCGTCCGGGATTGTGGACAGATTGGCAAACATTTCAAGCAAAGGCTAGAAAAGAAAGACTCAGAAAGATAGCAGAGGCTGAAAGACGTAAGAAAGAATTAATAGATGCTATATTAATAGGTACATTAATTTTAGTAGCAGTTGGTGGTCTTGTAGGTATAGTCTGGTGGGTTACGTTTTTAAAAGGCATATAATATGGCATTAGCAAAATCACAACAAAGTTTAAAATCGTGGACAAAACAAAAATGGCGAACAAAGTCTGGGAAAAAATCAAGCGAAACTGGAGAGCGTTACCTTCCTACTTCAGCGATAAAGAGCCTTACATCTGCGGAATATGCGGCAACATCACGGGCGAAGAGAGAAGGAACAAAGAAGGGAAAGCAGTTCGTCAAACAACCGAAGAGTATTGCAAAGAAAACTGCGAGGTTTAGACGTGTTTAATATGCTTATAGGACCTGTAGCAGATTTAGCTGGTACATGGTTAAAAGGTAAAGTAGAAGAAAAGAAAGCGCAGTCAGCCACCAAAATTGCTAAAGCAAAAGCTGAAGCAGTTATTATGGAAAAGAAAGCCACTGGTGAGATTGATTGGGATTTAGAAATGGCTAGGGGTAGCCAGAACAGTTGGAAAGATGAGTGGCTTACCATACTATTTAGCATACCACTTATTCTAGCATTTATACCGGGAATGGAAGAGGTAGTAGCAAATGGTTTTGCCCAGTTGGAAGCAATGCCTCAGTGGTATCAGTATAGTCTTGGTGTTATTGTGGCTGCTTCTTTTGGAGTACGTAGCGCAACAAAATTCTTCGGAAAGAAATAATAATGGCTGCAAAGACGATATTAGAGTACAAGATTCTACCACGCTTAATGATGCTTGTAATGACTATAATGTATATACGAGTGATTGAGTGGGGGATTTCATTAGATGATATTAGTACACAGCAGAGTGCAATGATTAGCGTTGTTAGTGGTGCAATGACAGGTGCATTTGCAGTGTGGTTAGGTTCGGAGAAGAAATGAAGTATGAACGTCAACAATTTATAGATAAACTAATCCAAGGAGAAGGTTTAGTGTTAACAGTCTATCAAGATACACTAGGCATTGATACCATTGGGATTGGAAGAAACCTAAAGGACCGTGGTATAAGTAAAGAGGAACTTGACCATATGGACATCCCAAACATGGATGCGATATACGAACATGGTATAACAGAAGAAGATGCGGTCTATTTAGCAACGAATGACGTGCAGATAGTCGAGAGAGAACTATGCCAAGCGCACCCTTGCGTGGATAGCCTAGACGCTGTGCGTCAACTTGTACTGATGGATATGGCATTTAATATGGGAGTGCCAAGATTAAAGAAGTTTAAAAAAATGTGGGCGGCTGTATATGATAATGACTTTGCTACCGCAGCAAAAGAGATGTTAGATAGCAGGTGGGCAAGGCAGGTAAAAGGACGTAGCACACGTTTGGCTCACGCTATGGCTACTGGAGAGATGGCATGACACGACAGTTAAATGAAAGACAGCAAAAGTTTCTTAACGTGCTGTTTGAAGAAGCAGGTGGTGATGTTGTACAGGCAAAGAAAATTGCTGGTTATGCAGATAACACACCGACAACTTCTATTGTTAAAGGTTTGAAAGATGAGATACTAGAAGCTACATCTATGTACATGGCACGTAACGCACCAAAGGCGGCTATGGCTATGACAGGTGCATTGCATGACCCAACAGAACTTGGCATACGTGACAAGATGGTAGCGGCAAAAGAATTGCTAGACCGTACAGGTTTAGTAAAGACAGAGAAGATGCAAGTAGAAGCAAGTGGTGGTGTTATGCTTATGCCACCTAAAGCAGTAAGTGAAGATGACTAGAAGTATAGGCAAGTGGAAACTTCCACAACCAACAGATATAAAAGAACAGAACGAATGGGTACAGATACCACGTATAGCACGTACCGTACCTTTTGGATATAAACAGAACGAAGAAGACCCTGACATTCTTGACCCCATACCGACAGAGTTAGATTTGTTAGAAAAGGCTAGACAGCACGTAAATCAATATAGCTATCGTGAGGTAGCCAACTGGTTGAGTACAAATAGCGATAGATACATATCACACGTAGGATTAAGGAAACGGTTACAGAATGAGCGACAGCGTAAGAACAAAGTTGCAAGCATCCGCAAATGGGCAGAATATGCGGAA